TGTGATGATTGCAGGAGCCGATACGCGCCGTGGGACTGACTGAATCAGGCGCTTGGATGTTAAGCGGATACTTACGAACCCGCTTCACTTTCTTACAAACTGTGCAGTAGAATCTTTTCACGTGTGGGCCGTCCTTTCGGAATCAGCATCGATTACCAGTAGTGATTACTAACAATCGGTCGCATAATGGGCGACCCCCTAGTGTCTCATGACCGGGGGGTGCCTGTCAAGTCGGCTGTAACCCGTTGCCGGATAAGGGTTTACGGGGCTTGGGCGACCGACCGAATCGAAGTCCGACCCAATCGGTCGCCTATTGTTAGTAATCTCCCTCACTTGTAGGCTCATCTGGAGGATTCAGCAAGCTATCAATATCGATATCCTCCACTGATACACCTACTCTACATTCAATGCAACGTGGCTCATCTTCTTTCATTGCATCTTCAGTCATTGTGAATTTCTGCCTACACTGCCAACAGATGGAACTACGGCCCAACACAATGTATTCCTGAGTGGCATAGACGAAATGCTTACAGTCCGGGTCTGCGCATTTCCAGACTGAAGTGAACTTACCACTCACTTTAGTATACTGATGGCAATGTTTGGTGGGCGATTCTTTGCGTTTTGTGACCATTTTCCACCTTCCTTCAGCTCAGCTCTGCGTGTTGTTGCCTTTGTCAACATCTCATCGATGTCCATCTCTATGCCAGTTTCCTTCTTGTATCGAGCGCGTATTCTTTGACACAAGTGATAGCAGTTATGACACATCAATTGTTTGTAGTGTCTTTCTACCAACTGAAGTGAATTACAGATGAAACAGGTGTCGATATAATCCTTTGCCATTGTTATATTCTCCTATTAGTAATGGACATCTTCGACCGACCAAGGGCCGTGCCACCCTCTTTGTCATCCACAGATGTCACCCCTCACACACTCTCCGCGCATGGGGGGCAGGATATCATAACTCGACGCCCAAGTCAACCCAACCGCCAAAACCTAACAATTTAACCTCTAAAAAAAATACAAAAAAAAGAGAATAATGAATTATGAAGTTGTTTGGAAGTATTCATAACTCGGGTCAGGTTGGGTTACGTCTGAGTTATGAACTTGCCCCCCCTATAGGTATGGAGTGTGTGAGAGGTGTCCACTTGATAGGACGATTGTTACTTTTTCTTACTAACAATTAGGCGCACAGCCGCACGCGCGTGCCCCGAAGGGGACATGCACAGCACAGCTAATGCACAGCTACTTCCCAGCTAATTGTAGGGTATATGACCTAACACGGACTTAGAGATGCACAGCGGAGGGACTTAGCGCGTAAGCGCACAGCTACCTGCACAGCTACTGGTGGATGGCCTCGCTCCGCTCGCGGCCAGGACGGCCGGGGGGCTGGCATGGATTGTGAATGGGGAGGTAGGTTGAGAGGTGGCTTGCAGCCACCCCCCAATATGAGTGCTACTCGGTGTCCCACTCGATGCCGAGAGTCGCCGACGCCAGCGTGCGCGCTTCGTCTTCCGACTTGCCCGCCGCGACGAGAATCTTGACCATCTCACGCAGGCGGAACTGGCTGTCGTTCTCCAACGTGGGCTTGACAATCCCGGCCGCATCCAGCGCTGCGACGGTGGCCTTCTGACGCGCGTTCGCTTTCTTCTGCGCGTTCAGGAACTTGACGACATCCGAATCACTCGGATACTCGTTCGCGGAACGAACTTCCGAGATGTTCTCGAAGAGGTCGTATTCCGCCTCGTAGCTGATGGCCGTGGCGAGCGGCTTCCCGTAAGCCTGCTCGATGGTGCCGCTGAACTTCTCTCGCTTCATGTGTCTGACTCCCTTGCCTTGTCAACCGACCATCGATTGACTAGAGACATGATACACGAGGTCGGCTCGATCGCACCATTTATTTTCATGCCAACTCACTTTTTTTCTAGCTGGCAGCTAACAATCTACTGCACGGGAGTACCCCCCGTACTGGAGGGGGGTATACCCATGCTGGCCCCCAGTACCGCACAGGCCCGGAGGGGGTGGTGTCTCAATTACAAGTCTTAGACAACATAGGAAAATTAGGGTCCCATATTCACATAAGAACCTAATAAATAAGTATAATCACACTCTGAGCTTTGGGTCCCATCTCCCCGCCCCATCTCCCCGGAACCCCTTGAATCGAAAGGAGATAGAGGGCTTGACTTCTCCGACTTTTTCCCTCACAATGTAGGGCGACAGCCGACATCTGTCCAATCCTTACTAACTGTCATATTAACAATTCAATTAGTGGGGATGACCTGTGCCCATCGGAATCGTATCAGATGATGACTTTCTTTCAGAACTGGATTCACTCAGTTCTAAGAAAGAGTCTCATACTCCGAAGGTGTCAATAGTCCCTAAACCAACTAGGGGTAGAGCCGAAGGCGATACGAATGTACCCGATTCACTACGTCAGATCATAGGGGAAACGTCAGTAATCGATGGGCCTCAATCTGCTGTAGCCCTAGCTGAGATGTTTGGTATCAGTCGGTCAAGTGTCAGCGCGTATGCTAACGGCGCAACTAGTACTAAGTCCTACAATACCCCCGCTAGTTCAATCATCTCTCACATCAATCGCTCGCGCGCTCGCGCTACCAAAAAAGCAGGTAAAGTGTTGTCGCAGGCACTAGCTGCGATAACGCAAGAGAAACTTGACTATACCGACGCTCGTGATTTGAGTGGTATAGCCAAAGATATGTCAGTCATCATCAAAAACTTAGAGCCTCCCACTCAGGTAGAGAGTTCAGGAGAGAAGACCCCCCAGTTCGTAATCTATGCCCCCTCCTTCAAGGACGAAAGGTCCTTTGAAGTAATCACAGTCAACGAGTAGGAGAATCCCATGAAGAAGTTTGTAGTAGCACTTGCACTCACTCTCATCCCCACTATCGCTAATGCATCGACGTTCCTTCAGTTCAGTCAGGTACTGTTCAATACTCCGTGGACTATCGTCAATGGCACGACAATCACGGCAACTAATGTGCAGGTGAATGTTACATTCGATCCATCATTCTGTCTCGTGGCGGGATGTGGTGGATTGGGTAATGGTATCTACCTGCTGAACTTCAGTGCGACTGATACGGGAGCCGCAGTCAATAACGCGGGCATCATCAGTCAGGACTTCGCTGGATTCATCTCATTCACTTCACTCATCGGTGCAATCAATCTACTGACTGTGAACTTCTCAGATGAACTGTCAGGTAGTGCGGGTGGGTCCAATCCAACATTGAATTCATCTCAGCCGCCTGATATCTTCACTGGATCATCTGATGTATTCGATCCACTGAAACTCGGTGTTCCGCGTGGCTTTGCACTCTCATTCTCCAATTGGCTTCCTGGACTTTCCATTGTAGGTGGAAACATAGGCGGAGCGTCTGCCGACGCGACGGGTACATTCAATGCTACACAGACTGCAATCCCCGAACCAGCTACGCTGGTGTTGATGGGAGCAGGACTTCTTGCAATCACTCGTAGACTTCGCTCCGTCAAGTAGTCAGTTAGAAGGGATAAAAAATAATGCCCATCGATAAGCCCTACGCATATCACAAACCGAGTGCGCGTGGGATGGAAGCAATCACCCGACTGAGAGAGATATTCAGTCAGGTAGAACAAGTAATGAAAGAAGTATGCCCACAAAGTCGTCAGCTCAGCATTGCAATTACGAATAATGAGCAGACAGCAATGTGGGCAATCAAGGCAGTGGTTTTCAACGATCCAGATTCAGAAGTGGAACAGTAATTCCCACCATCACGGCACGGCATTCATTCAATTTAATGAATGAAGGCCACGTGATGGAATGAGATAGAGGAGGTAGAAGTGGCACATTCCAAGATGGCAATGATTACGTTCTTCGAGGCTGGTGAACCAGTCGATCCATCATACGGTGTACCGGGATATGGTGGAGGTCGTCCAGACAATTCACTTCCGGGATATGGTAGACCTGACAATTCACTGCCCGGTGGTGGTCACATCACTACACTTCCCGTGTTTCCATTCGATCCTACACGCCCTGACAATTCACTTCCAGGTGATCAGCCTGAAGTGGGTAATGATCTACCGAGGCCGGGTCGGAAGTATGTGGTGAAGTGGCTCGCATGTTATGGGCTGATTCTGGTCCCTGACAACGAACTGCCACAGACTCCTGAACCTAAGTAATTCAACCAATCAATCAGTTAGTGGAGGGGATGATGCCTGTAGTCAAAGCGTTCTACCAAGATCCATTTAGTCCTACACTATTCAATTCCCCTCCATTAACTGTAACTATCGAACAGATGGAGTTCATTAAGAAAGTACTAGACAAGGCATGTTCAGACTCACGCTTCGCTGAGAAAGCACTAGTAGCAATCACACGCATCCTAACAGGTGGCTCAGTCGCTCCTCCAGTAATCACTTCAATCAGTCCCAACACGGTAGTCCTCGGTTCACCGAATTTCGATGTATTGATTAACGGATCAGGCTTTACACCTGAGTCAGTCATCGTATTCAATGGATTCGATGAGCCGACTACACTCGTATCACCTACACAAGTGAAGACTGGCGTGAACATGTCAGTCTGGGCTGCACCTGCTGTAGTTCCCATCATGGTTCGATCAGCTAGCGGGGCACTAAGCAATGCAATGAACTTTGCATTCACTTCAACTGCTCTGTTTACTGCTCAGGCAAAGAGTGAAGAGAAGATTCTGAAAGAAGAGAAGAAGTGAATCTTCGCAAGAAGAAACTACTGGATGCTAGACCAGTAGTTGGAGGTGGTGGGACACCATTCAGTGGATTGGTGTCTACCATCAATCTAATCAGTCATTGGCGTATGACTGAGGCATCAGGTCAACGAGTCGATGTGCATGGAACTAATAATCTAACTGATAATAATACAGTCGGTACGGCAGCAGGTAAGTTCGGTAATGGTGCGGATTTCATTCCAGCTAATCTTGAATATCTTTCAATTCCAAATAATGCAGGCCTAGCTACAGGTGATATTGATTTCACTGTAGTGGCATGGGCTAAATTCGATGACTTGTCAGTCGAACGAGCCATTCTATCGAAGTATGACATTACATTAACTGCTAATAGGAGTTATAAACTTTCAGCTCATCCCTCAGTGGGTGTAGTCTTTTCACTCAATGGGCCGAATGCGGGTGACATCTTTCATAACAATGGAACTCCAATATCAACTGGTGTATTTCATCTATTCATCGCATGGCATGATTCAGTCAATAACCAAGTGGGATTCGTTCTAGATAATGGATCTCCTCAGACAGCAGCATGGACTGATGGCACACGCGCTGGCACGGCACCACTCATCATCGGTGGGACTCCAGACAATAGTGTCATCAATTCAAACATGATGGATGGAGTCATTCATTCAGTTAGTCTGTTCAAACGGATGATAACTCCTGCTGATAGAACAGCACTGTGGAATAGTGGTAACGGCCTTCCATATTAGGAGTCATCATGGCAATTCAGTTACTTCCAGTCGGTCCAGCCACTACATTGGTTCAGAACCAAGTGTATGCGCTTCCTGCTCAGTTGTGTCTCGTGACATCTTCTGCCGCAGTTGAGACATCATTAGATGGGGTGACATGGGCCGCGCATACATCAGGTGAATTAAGTGGCAAGGTGTTCATTCGATCTGCCGGCGTAGGTACCATCGTAACATGTAAGTAAAGGAGTATATGAGACTCACCCCACTCATTCTAATCGTCGCATTAGCGGGAGCATGTGATAAGAACTACTTCTATCAGCAGAATCCTAATCAGCCGACTAATCCAACTGAACCAACTGTTCAATCAATCAAGGTAGACTATCGAGTAAGTGGCAATGCAACGACGGCGCGTATTCGATACAGTAATCCATTAGATGGATTAGTTCAAGTGATTACGGCGTTGCCGTTCTCAGTTGGATTCAGTACAACTACTGATTCAATCTTCCTATCAATTGAAGCAACTCCACTCACGTATCCACAGACTGTAATTCATCCATTCACTTCAGTACAGATATTCGTGAATGGTAGTCTCTTCCGTGAAGCTAGTTCAGCAGATTTCGTGCAGAATCCGATAGTAGTAAATGGTACATGGAGGAGATGACATGGGATTCTTTGGCGCAGTCGGTAAAGCAATGACATCTAATCCATTCAAGCCCATCAACAAGGCAGTAGGTAAGTTGCCGGGCATGAATAAAATGGCACCTCCCGGAGCTGGTAGAATAGGAATAGGTCCTACTCCTAATCCATCAGGTGGTATGGGTGGTAAGATGGCTACTATGGGTAGACCTCCTCAAGCAATGCCTCAACTACCACCTATGCAACCTGAACAGAACTATGGAGCACCTGCTCCACCAATGGAAATGTCAATGGGACAGCCTCAGCCATTCATGCCTCAAGAACCACAAGTTCCTATTGGTGAACCTCTACCACAAGTGGGCGGTGGTGGTGGGATGATGCCTATTCCACAAGCTCCACAGATGCAGCCACAGAAGCAGAGTATGTTCGCTCAGAAGAAGCCTCAACTATCAGGTAAGGCGGCACGGCGCGGCTACTAATCATGAATGCAAACGAGTGGAAACCTGAGCCAAAGCAGGAACTATTTCTTTCAATTCCTACTACAATAAAGGAAGCATTCTATGGTGGAGGAGCAGGTTCAGGTAAATCCGACGTTCTACTGCTCTATGGAATTGTACATAGATGGCATGAGCATCCAAAGTTCAAGCAAGTGTTTATGCGACGAACCTACCCAGAACTACGTAATGAAATCATACCAAGAAGTCGAGAACTTTATCGTAAGTTCGGTGCTACACTCAATAAAACAGAAATGTGCTGGACATTCCCACGTCCAGATCAGTATGGCGGTACAGGTGGACATAATGAAGGAGCAATGATCTTTCTGGGTCATTGTGAGAATGAAGATGATGTCCATCAATACGATACGATGCAGATTAACCTATTCACCCCTGATGAGTTGACATCAATCACTGAATGGATTTACTTGTATGTCGGATTCCAACGAGTTCGCTCGCCAGTACCAGAATTACCCGCTATCATACGTGCTGCTGGTATGCCCGGAGGTATTGGACATACTTGGACTTACAAACGATTTATCAAACCTGCTCCAAAGGGTGGAAAAATCATCATTGGAAGAGGGGGCAACAAAAGAATATATATCCACTCAACTCTCGAAGATAATAAACATATTGATCCTACATATAAACAGTCGTTACAAGGAATAACGATTGAAGCTGAGAGGAAAGCTAAATTACTAGGTGATTGGGATGCATATCAGGGGCAGGTATTCGACGAATTCAGAGCTAAGAAATTCGATGACGAACCTGAGAATGCATTACACGTTGTACCAGAGTTTGAGATTCCACAATGGTGGCCGCGTATTGTAGTAGGTGACTGGGGATTCGCTGCGATGACATGGATTGGCTACGCAGCAATCTCTCCCTCCAAGCGCGTGTACATTTATCGTGAGCAGTATTGGGTGAAGACGAAGATAGCTGAATGGGCACCTCATGTCAAACTCTACATCGACAAAGAAAGTCCACGACTTATTAGATTTTGTAAGTCGGCGGGCCAAGAAAGAGGACAAGAACACACTATCCAGCAACAAATCGAGGATGAACTTGGAACATCAGTTGAACTTTCTAACAACTCTCCTGGCAGTAGAATCGCTGGCAAACTCCTTATCCATGAATACCTCAGATGGAAGCCAAAAGAAGTAAATCCTACTGAGATTGGAGTATATAACGAAGACTATGCCATGTGGATCATGCGTAATCGAGGGATGAATGAGTATAAGAGTTATCTCGCCTCATTCGATCAGAAGGAACCCGAATCCAATATCCCAAAACTCCAGATATTTTCAGGTGCCGCACCGGTTCTTGTCGAAGCAATTAAGGCGTGTTCTTACGATAAGCCTAAAGGTAATAAACCTGCGGAGGATATAGCCGAGTTCGAGGGCGACGATCCAATAGATGGATTACGTTACCTCGTTGACGCCGCTGAGTCGTTTTTTGACGAAGCGAATCAGGAGTTCAAGAAGATTCAAATGCAGGAAGCACTAGTCAATAAGCTCAATTCGAGTAATGACTGGACTGCATTCTATCGGAACATGGCGAAGGTAGAGTCCGAGTCAGAAGAAAACATTCGTCCTGTTGGGAGATACAGGCATTGATTAAAAGACTCTTGGAAAAGTGGTTCAGGTTGGAGCCGGTACCTTGCCCGACATGTGAAGTTCTGCGCGAACAGCTTACGTTAAGTGAGCAGGAACGCCGCGAACTATTGCATCGTCTGATGGCTCCTCCTGAACCACCCCCCATCGTCATTGAAAAGGAAGAGCCACAGGCGATTACGCCTCAGTTTATTCCTTGGCGTGTGCGTCAGCAGATGTTTGAAGCTGAAGATAGGAAGAAGGCACAGCTCATGAGGGATAAGACTAAAGAGATAGAGGATATCAGTAAATTGGAGAAGGAATTAGGAGTCAAATAATGCCTCTCTTAACCGTTGTCCTCGTGCTTCTCGCATTCGGTGTGCTACTCGCCGTGATTAATCTTTATGGACCACCATACGTTAGTCCTTCGATGCTGAAACTCATCAACTTCGTTGTTGTAGTTGCATGTGTGATTTGGATTCTGAAGGTGTTTGGTGTGTGGGCTTACCTTTCAAAGTTGACGGTGTAGCATGGGCTTCAAGTCAGTAATGAAGAAAATCGGTAAAGTCGCACTAGCGGCTGCTCCGTATGTGGCTGCGCCATTCACTGGTGGAGCATCTCTCGCCTTTGCGCCCATGACTAAGACAGCATTAGGCGCATGGAACGCGCACGATGCTAACTCAGCTGCTGCTAAAGGACTCGCGCCCTCTAAATTCGATGCAATCCTTGGAATGGGTGCTGACTATGCAGGATTAGCTGGTGGTGCGGGCGCACTCGGGGGATTAGGTAAATCCTTTGGTGCAGGTAGTTTCAATACACCTGCTTCTAGTTTAGGTGGAAAAGTAGGCACACTGGCTAAAGTAGGTCAGGGTGTCATGGATAGATTCGGTGGGCAGGGTCAAGGTGGTTACGGAGGAACTCCCCCATTCATGCCACAAGGTGGTGGAATGGGCCAGATGTCCCAATTACAAGGTTACAGTAGAGGTAATGAATCAGGTGGTGGATTAGGTCCATCAATGAATTCACAACAAATGATGAATCCAATGGGAATGGCTGACCAGAATAATCCTAACTTGTCGATGATGATTGGGCAGGGTCGTAGAGAAGCAATCAATGACCAGCCATTCCGTCGTGGATATGAGACTCAGTATTTAGGGTCAGATGATGAAACTCCATTCAAGGCACGGATGCCAAAGATTGGTTCAGTTCAACCTGAACGAAGGGCTAGAAGATAATGGCTCATAAAGAACTAGACGAACCCACTAAAATTTTACTGAAACAAATCATCGATCATTTCGATGATGAAGATAGAGCTGTGCGCGATCGTCAGATCAGAACATGGCGCAGATTAAAGTTGCTGTGGGAAAATATTCAACACGTATATTACAGTGAGGTGGCGCATGACTGGAGAATACCAGAAAGTGAGAGAGTCGGAGCCGACTCCGATCAAGCAAATTATGATAAACCCGTCAACATCTACCGGGCTTACTTGGAATCTATCATTGCGGCACTCTCTATTACTGTTCCTCCTGTTACTTGTTATCCTGATGATGCCGATAATCCTCTCGATGTAACTACTGCTAAAGCTGGTGATAAGATTGCTGAACTAATCTTCCGTCATAACGATGCGCCCTTGTTGTGGCTCCATGCATTATTCGTGTTCTGTACTGAAGGTATGACGGCAATGTATTCATACTCTCAGTCAGATGAGAAGTATGGAACATACGAAGAGAAGGAATATGAAGAAGAACTAGAGGAACATGAAATTACTTCATGTCCATTCTGTCAATCAGAAATGGGTGATAGGATTACTAATCCAATGCCTCAATCAGAATACGAGGCAATGGAAATACAGAAGAAATTAGATGAAGAAATGCGGGCTGACGAATTTATGCCCCCTGAACCATCATTTGAGCATGAGAGATGTGAATCATGTGGTCGAATGGTTGTGCCGAAGAAGGAACAGACTTCATTCACAATCACTCGAATGACAGGAATTACTAAACACGCGAAATCTCGTGTTTGCATGGAAGTCTATGGTGGATTGTTTGTCAAAGTTCCCGTGTGGGCGCGTAGTCAGAAGGATTGTAATTATCTCATCTACTCTTATGAAACTCATTTCGCCAATGTGCTGGAAGAATTTCCAGAATTGCATGATAAAATTACACGAGGAGGAGCTACCTACGATTTATACGAACAGTGGGGAAGAACTAGTCCTCAGTACAGAGGAGAACATCCAGTCAATAACGTAACGGTTAGAAAGTGTTGGCTTCGACCTGCATCATTCAACATATTAACTAAAGATGAGTCAGATGAATTGCGTGAGCAGTTCCCTAACGGAGTGAAAGTGACGGTGGTCAATGATTTGGTCGCAGAGGGATGTAACGAGAATCTTGATGATAGCTGGACTCTTACTTACAACCCTCTTTCGGATTATCTTCACTTCGATCCGCTTGGTCTACTTCTCACTTCGGTACAAGATATCACTAACGACCTCATTTCACTCGTTCTTCAGACTGTCGAGCATGGAATTCCACAGACATTTGCGGACCCCAAAGTACTCAACTTCAATGCATACAGGAATTCAGAAGTTATACCCGGTGGAATCTATCCGGCTACACCAAAATCAGGTAAACCCCTCAGTGAAGGATTCTATGAAGTGAAAACTGCTACTCTAAGTCAAGAAGTTTTACCATTCGCTCAGAAAATACAAGAAATCGGACAACTAGTATCAGGCGCACTCCCAAGTCTGTTCGGTGGGCAGATGTCTGGTAGTCGAACGGCGAGTGAATACTCGATGTCACGCGCTCAGGCACTCCAAAGATTACAGACTTCATGGAAAATGTTACTAGCGTGGTGGAAAAACGTACACAGTAAGACAATTCCTCTCTTCATCAAGGAAATGCGTGATGATGAGAAGCAGGTTAAGAAGGATGAATTTGGTAATTTCATCAACGTGTTCATCCGAAAGGCAGAGTTAGAGGGTAAGATTGGTTCCATCGAATTGGAAGCGAATGAAAACCTACCAATCACATGGAATCAGCAGAAAGATGCGATAATGGCTCTATTTGAGCTAAACAACGAGGCGATTACGGCGACTCTCGCATCTCCTGAAAATCTACCCTACATCAAGAAAGCCATCGGATTGACAGATTACATCATTCCTGGTGAGGATGACCGTAATAAGCAGAATGAGGAGATTATTCAGTTGGTGAATTCTGAACCAATTCAGATGCCACCTGATCCCATGATGATGCAACAGGCCATGCAGATGGGAATGCCACCTCCTCCGCCGATTGAGTTACCTTCAATTGAATGTGACATGGAAGTAGATGATCACGTTCTTGAGGCTGATCTTTGTCGTAGGTGGTTAGTATCTGACGCGGGCCGTCTATGCAAACTGGAAAATCCTTCGGGATACAAGAATGTGTTACTGCATATGAAGATGCACAAAGATATGCAGCAACAGAAAATGATGCAAGAGATGATGCAGCAACAAGGAATGATGCCCCCTCCACCCCCACAGACTGATGGGCAACAGTCTCCACAGGGACCTCCGCCCGATAGTACGGGCCAACAATTAGGAGTTGGTGAGTATGAACCTACAATTCAATAAATACTTCTCCCCTGGTGAAGGTGAATCAGGTGGAGGCGAAGACGACACGTTTGAGTTACTCAATGTCGAAGAACCTGTTGAGACTCTTGACCTGCCTAAAAAGGGAGGAAAAGAACCTGACGAAGAAACTGAGGAAGTTGAAGTTGAAGAGAAGGAAGATGATGAAGAGGAAGTAGATGAACTGAAAGAAATTGAAGAGGAACTAGAAGGTCCTAAAGAAGAAGACTTGGAGTTGATGACTCCAGTCAGAAGGAGAGAGATTCTAGCGAAATATCCGAAACTATTCAAGGACTTTCCATATCTTGAAAAGGCATATTACAGGGAACAACAGTTCACTGAAGTATTTCCGACTATCAATGATGCGCGTGAGGCTGGTGAGAAAGCCAGAATCATGGATACAGTTGAATCTGAAATACGTAACGGTGACATACGCACTGTTCTGATGGCAGCGAAGGATGAAAGTCAGGAATCATTCAATCGTATCGCTGACAACTATCTGCCGGCACTCAGAGCAGTAGACCAGCAGGCGTATTATCATGTGTTAGGTAATGTCATCAAGGATACCATCATTACGATGGTCAGAGAGGGGCGCGCATTAGGTGAACAGGGTGCGCCGTTACAAGCGGCAGCGAATGTGCTGAATCAGTTCGTATTTGGTTCGCAGCAATTCCAGCCACCTACTCAACTATCGCGGCAGTCTAATCCGCAGGAACAGCAGAGGGAACAACAGTTTCAGAGACAGCAACATCAGCAGGTATATGAGAGATTTGAATCTGTGAAAGGTGATCTCCAACAGAGAGCTGATAACGTGCTGAAGGCAACAATCGATGGAAACATCGATCCACGGGGTTCAATGACTGATTATGTGAAGTCACATGCAGTCCAAGAAGCCTATGACAAATTAGACGATTTGTTGAGTAAAGACCGTCAGTTCCGTGGTTTACTCGACAGATTGTGGGAGAGAGCATTTCAGAATGGGTTCGATAAGGACTCTACTGAGAAGATAAAAGCTGCCTATCTATCCAAAGCGAAGACCTTACTTCCGACAGTCATCAAGAAGGCGCGTAATGATGCACTAAAGGGGTTGGGTAGGCGGTCTAGTTCGGATGATGAAGTTGAAGAAACACCAGCTCCTAAAAAGAGCTCAGTAAGTAATGGCCGTCCACAGGCCCCCTCTAGTGGAAAAATTCGTAAAGCATCGGATATTCCGAAAGGAATGTCTACACTCGATGTGCTAATGAAAGACTAGAGGGGAATCATGGCTGTTGTTGAGAGTCAAGTCGCGGCAACGGAACTTGAAAAAGTAGTTCCGAAAGTCCGCGTACTGTTCGAGCGCGATGACAAGTTTTTCGCTAACATCAAGAAGCGTGATGTAGAGAAGATCAGTCATCGTCAGATGAGAGTTCCGCTGGAACTCAGACCCGGTGGTAGTTTCCAGTACTTCAATCCAGATGGTGGTGATCTGGGTCGAGGTGGTGGTCCTACGTTCGATAAGGCTGTACTCAATTGTGTGTTC